ATACCAAGATGTCCTTTTCTCCATTTATACATTTCCTGTATCAGTTCATCTTTACCTATTTGTCCCGATAGTCCTTTCCATGCTAACATATCTTCCCACCTACCATGTTCTTCATATAGTTTCCTGTGTGCTACTGAATGTTCTTCTATTGTTAGTTCAACAATATTCTCTGGGTCATCAGTTCCACCTATGTGTCGTGGAATGATATGATGTTTGTGCTTCTCTTTCATATAACTATTTATAAGATTAACTATCTCATGTAAAGTAACCTAACAAAAAAGGGAACTAAAAGTTCCCTCTCTTGAATTCTTACTTGCGTAGTTGCAAAGTAACAACTTAGTGTATGTAACCCCATACATGAGGTTGCTACATTAAATTTGTCACCTTGACACGGCGATAGTAAACATTGTCGTTTGCGTCTAACGCACCGACATCACCAGCAGCTGTTCCAGATGCAAGTACACCTGAAGCAAATGGGTTGCCTGTGATACCATATCTTGTTTTAAATCCAATTTTAGGTTGGAAAGAATTTTCTCCAACTGCTCTTACCATTTGTAACGGTATGTATGGACAATAGAAGATACCAGCATCGTAAGGTGAACTACCTCTGTAACCTACCACATAGTATTGTGAAGCAGATACGTTTGCAGCATATGGGTCAACATAAACTTTATATCTTCCGTTTAATGTACCAGCAAATGTGTTTGCAGTATCATCAACATTAAGATTAGAGTTTAATGCTGGAGCGTAATCAAGGACACCTGCCATTTGTAATGCAGATGCGACATCAGCAGAACAAATAATTATGTTACCTTTTCCTCTCCTTGTTTGTTGACCAACAGCGTTGGCGTCTCTTTCTATAGCGAATAATAGTCCTTTGAATTTTTCAACTGACCATCTACCATTAGAATCTGTGTCTAAGTCAAAGATACCAGCAGTAGTAGTGTTAACTTGAGCACCTTGCTTAGCAACGATGTAAATTGTTCTTACAACTTCTCTGTTTATTTCTGCAAGTATTTCTGCAGAGAGAATGTTTGCAAGCTCAGTTTCAGCGTCAAGACCATGAATTGCTTTAAGGTCTTGTGCGAGTTCCATAGAATATTCAGCTTTTAATGCTCTGGATTTAGCAGTAACAGTTTGTTTCTCAATTGAGAAAGCCATTTCTGCGAAAGCGTTTGCAGCTGCATCTCCAAGTGCTTCACTATTTGCAGTACTCATACCGCCTGGTGCTAAGTATGTACCAGCAGATGGTGAATCATTTAGTGTTGCAGGGTTGCTTCCAGTAGCAGCAGATGATGTTAAATCACCAGCAGCGTCATCATTTGATAAACCAGAATCAGCTTCGTTAACTAACGCTTCAGCACCAGTTTGTGATACTGACCTACTTCTCATTGCGAAAATAAGACCAGTAGGGCCTGTCATTGGTTGTACACCACAAATGTCGTATGCAATCAAGTTAGGCATTGCACGTCTAACTAGTGAAATTAGGATTGGCTCCCAATTATCTACGTTACCACCAGTTGAGTTACTTGGTGCAGCTTCGTTTAAAAAGCTTCTATCTTCTCTTAACGCTTTTTCTTGGTTTTCGAGAATAACAGTAGTTACAGCACGTCTATAAGGGTCTGTGATTGTACCCAAATCTGGATGTTCAAGGACTGGCTGCCATTTTTCTTGTAAATTGTTTGATTGAAACATTTTTCGTTTCTCCTTTTTTAATTTTACTTTACTTTAGTATATGTCTCTACTTCCATCAATATAGTTCACTTACTTTATTATTATTTTGCACGTTCATGAGTTTTACTGATAGCAGACATATACTCAGCCATCTTACCAGATGTTTCTACCTCATTAACAGGTTCGTCATCTGATATTTCATTTGTGCTTTGTTCTTCAGCTCTTTTTGGAAAATATGATTCTTTTAATGTTTCAAGTTTTGATTTATAACTTTCAGCATCTGAGTAATCAACATCTTCAATAAGACCTTTGAACTTTTCTACCTCTGTATCAACTAAATCTTCAGATACATCTTTTATGATAGAATCTTTTGTCAGTTCGCCAATTTCTGAATGAAGTTCTTTATCCTTCTCAATTTTTAGATTGAGTTGTTCTTCAAGTTCTTCAATTTTCTTGGATTGAGCTTCTAACACGTCATATTTTTCGTCAGGAACATCTATATAATGGTCTTCGAATAATTGTTTTAGACCAGCAATGAAATCTTCAGCAATCTCACCTTTCAATCCTCTTTCAATTGCAAGTTCGTTGTCTTTAGTCCATTCTTGAACTACATAGTCAAGATAAGAATCTACTTTTTCAACGAGCTCATCTTTTGTTTTATCAGATTGTTCAGCAAGTTCTTTAGAATATTCATCTTCTAGTCTTTCAATTTCTGTTCTGACTTTTGATTTTACAGCAGCTTCAAAAATTGTAGAAGCTTTGTCTTTGAATTCATCTGAAAGTTCATTTTCTCCAGATACTAGGGCATCAACATCTTCTTTGACTTTGATTTCCTTAATTCTTTTTTCCATTGCTTCTTTTTTTGCTTTTGCAAGTTCTTTTTTAGTTTCGTCATCTTCTTCATCTTCATCATCAGTATGAACTGCTTCTTTGACGATACTATTGTACATCGATACTAACTTCTTTTCATCTGCTTTACTTAATTTATCAGATATAGCTTTTATCATATCTTCTGCTTTTAATGTTTCTGGTTTATCAGCAGGTGCAGCACCTTTTGTTTGCGCTGTACTTGTTTGTTTTGTTTTTTCACCAGATTTTGCAGATGCAGATTTAGCGTCAGTTGGAGATGTAACAGCAGGACCTAAGTCCTCTACGTCTTTTGTTTCATTTTTCGGAGCTTTTTTCTCAGCAATTACTTCTTCTTCTTGGATAGCATTAACTGTAGAATCAGAAGCTTCAGCGGATTGTAATTCAGCCATTACTTCTAGTTCAAGTTCCTCAATTGATTTTTCTATTTCAGCCATTTGGAAATCTCCTTTTCCCTGTTTTTTTATATTAATATTTATAAATTAAAGTTTTTTGAGAAACTTTGCAAACTCTAATGCGTAGATGTTTGCGTTTCTTGAACGAATTCCTTTCTCAATTTCCAATTTATGTTGTGCAATTTCTGCTTCTTGTAATATACCATTATCCCAAATCCACTCTTTGCCTTCCATAATGCCTTCTACGAAAGCATTTGGAGCAGATGGGTCGGCAACGATATCAGCAGCGGTTGCAAGGTAAAAATCATCCTTAACGTATGATGCACCGTTTTTTTGTTGTAGAGAACCTAGTCCACGACTAGATACTCCAAGTTTAGCACCTTCATCCATCAACGACTTGACAATTTTACCCATTGGTGTATCCATGATTTTCGCTTCTCCTATGAAGTTCTTACCATCTGGATACAAATCTGTAATCATATGTGAAACTCTTTCAAGATTTACAGTCGGACCGTCTGGGTGTCCTAATTCACCGAATGCTCTTTTTTGTTTTGTGAAGTTCTTATTATAATTAGCAACTTCCCTCTTTAAAATATCAAATGGATATACTCTACCATTCCGATTTTTAACATCAGCCTGCATGAATATACCTTTTATTTTATATTCTTTCTCACCTTTCTCATTTTCTTCAGTAATGTATTCTACTTCTTCTAAATTTTCTGATATTAGTTTTAATGCCATTTAACTATTCCTCTTATGTGGTATTAGTATAACCAGATATCTTATGAAATTCTGTAATTAAAGTAAATGTACCAGTTGCGTTTGTAACTAAAACATCTCCAGTAATTCCTGAACCAGCGTTATTAACTAATCCTGGTTGTCCAGCACTATAACCATAAGTACCATTTCCTGCTAAAATAACTGCTTGAACATCTGTTGATGCAAACCATAAAAGTTCAACACCACCACTTGCAGCTTCAATAGACCACCATATTTTTGCAATAGATAATCTAGGGTTTGTAGTTGCAAGAGATAATGCAGATGCATCTAAAATGACTACTGCACTATTAGCTGCGTTGTCGCTTACTGTTTTGATAACAGTTTTAAAACTTGTATCTATTAATGTTTGATTTGTTACTGCCATGTTTTTCTATCCTTACATTACTGCAAATAATTCTTTTTCAAAATAGTCCATAAGTTCGTTTTTTGTTACTTTAAATTTTGTTGCAGTATCTTTTATACTCTTATCAAAACTATTTAGGAAATTTTGTGGTTTATTATGCATATTTTTCATAATATGGTCCACAGCATTCTTCATTTTCGGAGAAAGCTTTTTATATCCTTTAGTTTTTTTATGTTCATCTTTCTCAGATATCTGAGAAACGAAAACTTCGAACTTTTTATTATTCATTTTCGTTATCATTCACAACATCTTCAGGAACAGCTGTTTTAACTATAGTACTTGAAACTTCCTGTCTACGAACTTCAAGTGCATCTGCAACTTTTGCCGTCATTGCATCTTTAAAGTTTTTTTCTGCTTCGATGTTGTTTCCTGTTTTAATTGAATCAACTACTTTTTGAACTTCATCACCCATTATAATTCTCCTTCATTTTCTGGTTCATCTTGTGGTGGTTGTTGCGTATCTCCATTTTCCTCTTCATCATCAGTTTTTGTCATATCAATCTGAGTAGAACCTGGAGGCAGAGTTGGATATCTTGTAACACCATCACTACCATCTGGCATATTAAGTTCGCCTTCGCCACTTTCTTGTTTAATTTCATCTTTCATTTTTGATATATCAGTATCACTCAATCGTAAAACATATTTTTGTACATAAGTTTTACTATAAAATGTTCCGATATATGATTGCATTCTATCAAGAGTGTCTATTCTATTTTGTAATAATTCTGCATCTTTTAATTCTGCAAAATGTCCATCTTTTAAGAAATTAAAGTTGACACGTTCTTTCATTGATTGCCAATCTTCATCATTGATTATTCCTTTTAATATCAATTGTGTTCTTAACATTTCAAGGAACAATCCTGTAAATTTCTTTCTTAATCTTTGAACAAATTTTGTAAATTTTAATTCATCTCTTGTTACTTCACTTGACCTACCAGCACCAACCACTGTTCCTGGAGATTCTTCAGTAAGTCTTGAAACTGGAACATTTAATGAACGATACAATCTTTTTTGGAAATATTTAATATCTTCAATTTCCCCAAGATTTTGTCCACCAGGTAAAGTTTGAACATCTGTTCCTCGACCACCTTCTCTAATTGGTAACCAGAAATCTTCTAACATTGACAGATGATTTCTACCATCTTTAATTTCACCAGTGCTAGCATCATATACAAGTTTGTTTCTGTAACGATTCATTACATCACGAAGATATTGTTCTGCTTTTATTTTAGGTAAGTTTCCTACATCAATTTTAAAAATTCTTCTTTCTGGTGCTCTTGATATTCTGTAAATAACAAGAGAATCCTCAATCATTCTTAATTGATTGACAGGTTTAATTGCTTTATGTAAATGTGAAAGCACTCTACCAGAGTTTTGGTCTAATAGTCCAGATGTACAATATGCAATTGAATCGCCAGCAATTCGAACACCACCACTAGTAGCGCCTTGTTGTACTCCTTTTTCATTATATACATAAAATTCATCTATATTTTTTACTAAGTCTAATCCAGTCTTCTTATCTTTTTCTCTATTTACTTGTCTTACTTTTTTAATTTTGCGTGGGTCGATATATCTTAATTCTGTGATACCTAATTTCGGATTAGATTTATCTATTATCATATGATAATAAGCTCGTCCATCAACATACCATCTTCTAAAAATGTCATGTCCTTTATTTTGAAAATACAAAAGACTTAAAATTTTATCAAATTCTTCTCTTATTTTTCTCTTGATATTTTCTGAAACAGGAAGAAATTCTAAAATAAGTGCCACGGATTGGTCTGTTTCATCAGCGACAATCGCTTCGTTAACGATATCTTCTACTGCCATATCACACTCTGATTGTTGTGCGATATCACGATATCTACGAATTAAATCATCGTCTGATTTTGTTTTGCCTTCTAAATCTAATACTGATGCAAAATGACCAGCGCCAGAGACTTCAATCGCCCCATCATCAGGAACGGCAGTGGTGAATCCCTCACTACTGCCTTCTCCTTCTTTAGCTCTGGTAATCTTGAACCCAAAGAGTTCTGCCATTGTATATTACCTGCCTTCTATTTTTCTTACTGGTATTATTTAGCAAGACTAAATTAGAAGTTTACCCCAGATGCTACAAAGTGTTGATATCTCCATGTACATTCAAATTCTTCTAATGTATTTGCAGAATCATGACTTAATTCTATTGCACCTAAAGTTTGTGGCCATAGTCCTCTAAAGATGTATGTTTTTAACACAGTATCATCTCTATCAAGTTGTTCTACAGTTGCATCTGTCTGATAATCAGCGGTATTAATAACACCAGTATTATTTTCTAGGTCATTGATACCATTCATCCATCTTTCTAGTGCATTTCTTACCATAAAGTCAGTATCGTTGATGACAGTTGTCTCCCAGACCTCTGCTTCTGCTCTATCCCCTGCCATATAAAGTGTTCTACCTCTAAATGGTACAGGTATCTCACCTATAGTTTGTGCTGGTAAGCTAGTTCCTTTAATAAGAAAAGATGTTCTTCTTACATCTAATCCTATTACAATACCAGATGGTGGCGTTATTGTAACTCTAAACTGGTTAGGTCTAGCACCGCCGCCGATTAACTGAGCTTTAAATTCGTCTAATGTTGCCATTGTTCTCTCCTATTAACCACCGACTTCGCTAAATGCGACACCAGTCCTTGTTGCTATGAAATTTAGTGTAATGAAGTTAATTGACCTTGCTGGTTTAATGTATATATCTGCAATAAACTCATTTCTGTCAATAACTTCTCCTGTATTATTTGACGCATCACAAACTACACTAAAGTCTGTAATTCCTCGTCTACCCTGTACATCTCTCAAGAAAGGTTCAACTAAATTTCTAAATTGTGCTCTTGTAAATTCATCATTGAATTCAAAGAGTTGGAATTTAGAAGCAGTTGCAATTGCTTTTTCAAGAACGATAAACAATCTTCTTACGTTGATTCTATCAAATGCACTTGGTTTTGTTAATGCAGTTTTGTCTCCGAATAAATGCACACCTTGTCCAGCAAAATTAACTACTGGATTGATTCTTGCTTTATAAAGAGTATCTCTATGTGCTTGTTTTGGGTCGTATGCAAGTTTTACTGCACCTCTGATTTGTCCCCTGTTGAATCCAGCAGGTGAGAACCAAGGGTCAGTCACTATATCTGTGTTTGCACAAGTTCCAGCGACATCTCCATTTAATGGAACATGTCTATAAACATCATTGTATTTGTCGTACATATATTTGTAACCACTATCAAATACTGCGTAAGATGAAGATGGTAATGTGTCAAAATATGTTTTAACATTATCAGTTTGTGTTAATGCAGTTGCTACATTTACTACGTCTGCTCTTGCAGGCGAGATGAAACAAATACAATCTTTCCTTTTTTCACAAAGGTCGATTAACATTGTACCATATGTATCACCATCTGTTGCACTGTCTGGTGTCTTTCCACCTAAAATTAAATTAACATCTACTGTTTCAGCGTCTTTAAATCTATCGTAAGCGACTGTATGTTCGCCGAGTGATACTGAATAATCATCAGTACCAGATGAAAGTGCGTTTAAAGTTGGTGAGTTTACAGCAGTATATGTTGTAGTTGTATCTGTACCCCAGTTTGAGCCACTTGAATTGTGGTCCATCCAATAAATCCATTGTGATTGTGTAAAAATAATATCTGGATAGTAATTAGTACCACCCTGTGATGTTTTTCCACCTGAGTTTTTTGATAAACCTGAGTAAGTTTCAATAACTGAAGCTGTTCTCTGACCAGCAACGTCAACATCATTTCCAGTAATGCTACCAGTTGTGTCATATACGACTACATGTAGTTCATCATTTGAACCACGACCATTTGCAGTTGCCCATGCAGATGTGCCTGGAGCAGCAGCGAATAAATCATACCATCTCCAACGTCTACGAACATATGTATTATCTGGAATAATGGCTTTTACACCAGCACCATTTGCATCACCATCCAATCTAACTGTTAAGTTATGTGTAGAAATTGCAGTAATTTCATATTCATTACCTTCATCTCCACTAATGTGAGTAAATGCACTTGCAGTAGTTGATGCGTCAGCAGATGAGAATGATATTAAATCACCCACATTAAATGCAGTACCATCGTCAACACCAATTGTTGTTGCACCAACAGCATCTTCTACAGTGGTTAAATTAGATGAAGCTAAATTTTCTTCAAATGCAGTTGCACTTGGACAAATTGAAACACCTATTGAGTTACCCCATGTTCCAGGAGTTCTTGCAGCCCATTCACCGACAGAGCCTTCACCACTTGCATAGTTTTCTTGATAATGGTCGTCATTTTTAATAATTACAGCTGTACCACTTACAGCAGCATTTACTATACCAGATGTTGGTCTTACAACTCTTAATGCGTTTCCATATTTAAGAAAGTTGGCAGCAACGAACCATGGCTCAAAATTACTACCGTTTGGTTTTCCAAAAGTTTGTACAAGTTCTTGTTCAGAAGTAATGTCTACTATGTCTTCTACTGGTCCTTTATATGCCGGCAATGAAATTGCGGCAATGGAAGTAGAAACAGCAGGAATGACATTAGTTAAATCTATTTCTTTAACTTGTACACCTGGAGAAACTAAAAATCCCATATCTATGTCTCCTTTTTATTTAAATTTATGATATTAAAATATCACAAAATCTTTTCGATTTCATTAATATTTATAAAATTGATGTTTCTAAAAAATACATTTTATATGTGATAGGACATATAAATATCTTTATGAGTAATAATCATTACACCAAGTATAAAGATACCATTAAAAAAGTTGCAAGAAGAAACTATTATAAACGTGTTCAATGGTTAAATGATTATCTAATATGAAAAGTAT